AATTGAGATACAGCAAAGTTGGTTAATATACTAGCTACGGAGCCGCCATTAGCAGCAGCTTCTGCTGCACTGATATAGGGGATTAACCAAGCCTGTCCTGTGGCTACTGCTGCTATCTTGGCAACAATCCCCAAAATACCTAAGTCACCCAGACCGCCATGACCAGTAGTCTGATCGTGTGCAAATGCAGCCTGTGAAGCGTTATATCCTTCCCGTAGGGATGCTGCATTCTCAGGGAGCTTGGTCAGGTCAGCAGGGGGTGGACTGCCAAGGACTTGAGCAATGTTATTGTTTTGCGCGTTCAGGAACTGAAACGTCAAGTCTTTGATGTTCCACTGGTAACCCGGTAAAGCATTGTCATTGTGACCATTGTTTACAAACTGCGTGTAAGCCAGAGCATCCGGGTTAAGAATCTTCCCGGCCAGATCAGGGTTCTCCTTGATCTTTGCATCGTAAGCCTTCCACAGCGTGTCATGCAGTTCTGGGCCGGGGTTGCCTTCCTGATTGTTCTTCCCGTACAGCCACATCATGCTGGGATCGGGCTTGGTTGAGGTCGGAGTCCAGTCAGTATTGTTCGGGTTTATGTTGCTGTAGTCTGGGCCAGTGGTGTAGCCAGTCGCAATCCCAGCCTTCTGAAGTGCATATTTATCGGGATTGATAGTGTCGTAACCACCTGCGTCCTCTCTGCTATCTAATACATACTCATGCATATAACCGCGTGAATCCGTTACGGCAAGCTGGTTACCATTTTTGTCATAGTACCCAGTCAATCCGGTTTCACTATCAACGCTTGACGTTATCCCATTAGCAAGGACTGGCCTATCAATCATCCCAGCAGGAGCTAAGGCATTTGGATCAAGTATGTATGATCCAGCCCAATCTGGTTTTTTTGGTTCTGCCATTACGTAGCCTCCCCGCCGCTTGCAATAACGGTAGCACCCGTCAAGGTTGCAGAGACTTGTATGGATTGACTCGGAAGAAGGACTTGTACACCAGTCCAACGATAGGCCGTTGCGGTTGCAATTGATTGAGCATAAAGCAACGCATTAGCAGTTCCTGCTGTTCCACCGCTAGGGACCAAGTAAACATTGACTGCGTTTGCCGCAACGTTCGTATTGACGATGTTAATGTCCCGTAGATACACCCGAGTCAGCTTAGGGGCAGTGTATATAGTGGATACGGCTGTTCCAATTGCAGCTTGACCAAGTTGGTTTGGCGTAACGTTTTGGTAAGTTGCCATTAAATTCCCAACCAGATCAGGGTAGTTACCGACTGTATATCGTTAGTGTTGGTTGCAACACTGCTGTTTAACTGGTTGAAATACAAACGAAGAACGTTGTTTAAATCGTTAAGATATTGCTGGCTAAAAGCTCTACCAGCTAACGGTAAGTTTGGTACTGCTGGGACAGTGTTTAAACTCATGTGTTCCCCCGACGCCCATCGGCTCTAATGTCAATACGTGGAGCACCTAGCTGCCATTGCAGACCTAATTGGTTGCCATCTATTCTAAATACCAGTTGGCGACCTCGCAAACGAACGGCAACAAGCCCAGTAAATTTTTCAATCAAAACAGTGGTAACCGGGGGATATTGTGAGTAGTTTGACGCAACCACCGTACCACCAGCAGGACCGCCTAAAGATTGGTTGTACCCCGATCCTGAAGTTTGCAGTCCATATAAAGACATGGTTACCTGCGGATTAGCCGTGCTTGAACCATTGAATCGAACGTCTGGTATTAGCTGTCGGACAAATGAAAATCTATCGCCACTTTCAATGTCAAATTGCGATGTTTGAATATAAGAGTCAATAGCTACGGGTATTCCGGTTATGTTGTCATCCGTACCGTACTCATGATTAACCAAGTTTTGAGTATAAGTTGCCCCTATTGGGTATGAAGAAATGCCTGAATCAGACCATGCGGTACGACCCATATACCCGTAATACCAAATGTTATCCGCATAGTTATACACAACGTAAGTATCAATTGCGGTTGAATTAGCAGAACAATAGAACCACCATACCTCATTAAAAGCTTCGTTCGTGCCAGCAAAAACTTGATAATACTGATTAATGTTGATATTGCTAAAGACAAATTCTCGCAAGTCGCAGTTAAGCGTTTGCAGCGTACCGTTGTAGGAATAGAACTTACCGTTGCCCATCCAGTAAGCCACACCTGATGCCACTACAGCAGCGTTTGGGCCAACAAGTTCAGTGTTGTCACCCATCAACTGGGTTTTCCAAACCGCCGGAGGGCCAACGTACTGTAACGAATACAAAGACGTATCCGTAAAAACCAGTATTTCCTGCCGTGTTTGCTGAATACCAATAATGGCAGAGCCATGCGATAACTGAACACTACCAGCTTGGTTAGTTGCTTGAGGAGTCCAATCAATAGGATTCTCTTGGCTCGACCAACGAATTAGCATTGGGTTCAACGTAGAAGACCCATAATCATTGCACCCAAATGCAATGACAAACCGTGAAGCATCAGAAACAATGAGGTTATTTTGAACGGTTGGAACATCAGTAGCCCCATAGGACCGTGCTAAATCATAGCCGGGTACAGCTACGCCATTGGTTGCAACCCAGTAGTAAATACCCCCACCGCGTGGTCCAAATACAAGGTTTTCACCAAAGTTGTATTGGTTCCAAATTTGCAATTGCTGTGTATTCTCAACTCCAACGCCCCAACCGCCTGAACTCCAACCACCAGCACCCCACCCTACTTGAGCAACGGCAATAGACGTTCCGGTGTTAACTTGGTATTGCACATAAAACGGTCCAACATTTGTACCGCTTCCGGTAGCTGCGGTTGAGGCATTGATAGTGAATGAGTTAGTCAAGGCTAAAGTTATTTGATAAAACCCTGACAACGTAATACCGTTATATGTAATTGGCGTGGAGAAATTAACAAAATCTCCGGTAACGCAACCGTTTAAAGTTGCATTAACGGTTACTTGCGTTAACCCTGAAACAGTAACGATGCTTTGAATGGCAAAGTAGTAAGTAAAATAAGTAAGAGAACTTGTGCCGCCAACACTTCCGCTGGAACTGGTTGCATTAAAACCAACATTAATTGAAAAGTTGTTTGCGTCAATCCGAGTAACTGAAAACTGGTTATTAAAGTATGCCGCTGGGATTCCATTTACATCCGTGACTTGGTCATAGATGTTGACCAAATCCCCCGTAAACAAGTTTATGCCAGAAACAGTTACTTTTACGACTGGGGAGGTATTGACTGTAGTGAAAGCACTACTTAGTGCAACCGTGGCACTTGTATTGCGGTATGGGGTTACATCGTAATAAGCACCGCCGTTTTCAATGTAAAACTTTAAGTTGGTTCCAACGCCTATGAGGTTTAAACCGCCTAGCGTGACAAAATTCCATAAAGAACGGCAAAGGCCAAGGAATGTGTCAGCCGATATACGTGCCCAACCGCCAATCTTTTCCGGGAATCCTTGACGAAAGCGAACCTTATCCCCGTCATACCAGCCGCCTTCAGCGACGTATCGGGTGTTCTCTTGGTTGATGCCGGGTTTGAATACTATCTTTTTTTGAGGCATTTATGCCACCATGCTATTTGCGTTTGCTTCAACTTGAGTCACCCGGTTGAGCCAGCCGTTTTCATAAGTAGGGTTGTTTAAACGCTTATAAAACGATTCCTTCTGTTCTGAAAACTTATTGATTAGCTCTTTTACTGGGGTTGCGTTGATTGCCGCAAGCGTATTAAACCCAATATGCCCATCCGGTACTGCATCAACCGCAACTTGAAGTAACTTAATAGCTCGTCCGGGTCCGGCATTGACTGCAAAATCAAACACCATGTAATCAATTGGAGAGGGCAGATCATCACCCCTAACCGCATCCCAATACTTTCGTTTGTAAAACGAAGAAATGCCCTCTGGGGTGAGGTCTTTCATGTCTTGCGTGGACACAGGATGCCCTACAAAAGCCTCCCAATTAGCCTGTGTTACGCCCAAATTGGTTGACCCTTGCCTACCATCGGAAAGCTTATTTCCGTGGTCTGTAGCCTCCATTTGGAACCCGCCCTCGGATTTCAAAACCAAAGCCAACGAATGTGGGAAGTTGTTTTGCATGGATTTTCTATAGCTTAGGAGTAGATTGGTGCAACAGTTCGTCTTTGCGTTGGCTACCCGCAGAAGACCCAAAATAAAAAGCAATAATCCCTGTCCATGCAGTGCCTAACGAACCAAGCATAATCATCAATGGCGTATTGGAAGTATCCGTTGGCTTTATCATAAGGTAAATAAGAATCCCAAAGAATCCCGTTGTAACAAGCAACGACAGTATGGAAGGAACCCATGACTTTGTAGCTGTTTGCATCTCTCTGGCAGATTTACGATCATCTACCGCCAGTTCCTCAAAGTTTAAACCAAGAGAGTTAGCTTGTTTTTTTAATTCAATTTCAGCAACTTTAACTTGTGCAATTTGGTCAGCAGACATTTTGCCTTCGTCCATCATGGACTTGGCTTCATCGCTACTAACGCCTAATGCTTTGGAGACAGCCGTAACCGCAAGCCCTGCAAGTGGACCTCCTAAAGCTGTTGCTATCGTAGGTGCTATCTGTTCAAGCCAGCCCATATGTTCTCCAAACAAGGGGGCAAACCCCCTTACTGTTAAACCTCAGCAGGTTCTTCTTGCTTAACGCCAGTTTGTAATTGTCCTTCTGCTTCTTGGTTTAAACCATTGATAAGCTGGAATACCTCACCGTATGGACGGGTAGATAAGTATTGCAGGATGCCGTTAACCAAGCCGAGAGAGAAAGTCAGTTTTTCCATTTAAACCTCTAGTTGGGTTTGTAACACTGCCAACACCATT